ATGGCACTGAATATTCCATTCAGAAATGCGTACTATCGTTTTGCATCCAGTTACTCATTTCTCTTTTTTATTTCCTGGTCGCTGTGGTGGTCGTTATACGCTATTTGGCTGAAAGGACATCTAGGGTTGACAGGGACGGAATTAGGTACACTTTATTCGGTCAACCAGTTTACCAGCATTCTATTTATGATGTTCTACGGCATCGTTCAGGATAAACTCGGTCTGAAGAAACCGCTCATCTGGTGTATGAGTTTCATCCTGGTCTTGACCGGACCGTTTATGATTTACGTTTATGAACCGTTACTGCAAAGCAATTTTTCTGTAGGTCTAATTCTGGGGGCGCTATTTTTTGGCTTGGGGTATCTGGCGGGATGCGGTTTGCTTGATAGCTTCACCGAAAAAATGGCGCGAAATTTTCATTTCGAATATGGAACAGCGCGCGCCTGGGGATCTTTTGGCTATGCTATTGGCGCGTTCTTTGCCGGCATATTTTTTAGTATCAGTCCCCATATCAACTTCTGGTTGGTCTCGCTATTTGGCGCTGTATTTATGATGATCAACATGCGTTTTAAAGATAAGGATCACCAGTGCGTAGCGGCAGATGCGGGAGGGGTAAAAAAAGAGGATTTTATCGCAGTTTTCAAGGATCGAAACTTCTGGGTTTTCGTCATATTTATTGTGGGGACGTGGTCTTTCTATAACATTTTTGATCAACAACTTTTTCCTGTCTTTTATGCAGGTTTATTCGAATCACACGATGTAGGAACGCGCCTGTATGGTTATCTCAACTCATTCCAGGTGGTACTCGAAGCGCTGTGCATGGCGATTATTCCTTTCTTTGTGAATCGGGTAGGGCCAAAAAATGCATTACTTATCGGAGTTGTGATTATGGCGTTGCGTATCCTTTCCTGCGCGCTGTTCGTTAACCCCTGGATTATTTCATTAGTGAAGTTGTTACATGCCATTGAGGTTCCACTTTGTGTCATATCCGTCTTCAAATACAGCGTGGCAAACTTTGATAAGCGCCTGTCGTCGACGATCTTTCTGATTGGTTTTCAAATTGCCAGTTCGCTTGGGATTGTGCTGCTTTCAACGCCGACTGGGATACTCTTTGACCACGCAGGCTACCAGACAGTTTTCTTCGCAATTTCGGGTATTGTCTGCCTGATGTTGCTATTTGGCATTTTCTTCTTGAGTAAAAAACGCGAGCAAATAGTTATGGAAACGCCTGTACCTTCAGCAATATAGACGTAAACTTTTTCCGGTTGTTGTCGATAGCTCTATATCCCTCAACCGGAAAATAATAATAGTAAAATGCTTAGCCCTGCTAATAATCGCCTAATCCAAACGCCTCATTCATGTTCTGGTACAGTCGCTCAAATGTACTTCAGATGCGCGGTTCGCTGATTTCCAGGACATTGTCGTCATTCAGTGACCTGTCCCGTGTATCACGGTCCTGCGAATTCATCAAGGAATGCATTGCGGAGTGAAGTATCGAGTCACGCCATATTTCGCTATCAGGATTCTGTGTGATGGTTACATCGCCCGGCTCAGGGCTGTTTAGTCATCAGCGCTTTCTGACAGTGCTGAGATTTCAACCTGTTGCAGTAAAAATGAGTAGATATAAGGCAAGTGTGCTGCCAAACCCATCTTTTACGGGGTGAAGGTAGATTTCGTTTGAAGGGTATCTGGTGTCCCCTGCAGACATCTACTTGGCGCGGCAGGGGATTGATTGGAATGATATTTTTTAGATGTGAGAAATATTTTACCCGCTATTTTACCCATTAGCGCGGCTTAAGAGCTTATTTTTGAATTCACAATGGTCACGATATAACCATCTTGCTCGTCCGTGGATAACTTTGGCTTTAGGCAGGTCTCCGGACTTAATCCGGTCATAGATGAAGGTCTTACCGAAGCCAGTATCAGCCATGATGAATTTCAAATCAACCAGTGAATCAGGTTGTAGTTCGTGTTGCATGAGTGCTATCTCCGAATAGGGAATCGAACCTGCAAATCAGGCAATAAAAAGCCGCATTGATGCGGCGATGATAGGTCTGGATATCTTGAGAAATGAACAGGCCTCATCGAGTGTGAGGCTGTGTTATTTCATGGTTAGTCCTTGCGTAGCTCGCTGATTCTTCTGTAAGTTTTTGGTGCTTTGTTTCCGTGTATCTTCATTTCAGACTTCAACAGAGCAACGAGGGAATCCCATTCGTTGAGGATTCCTTTGAATGCCGGAACGCGCTTTGCAACCTTGTCGAATGAATCTCTGATTTCTGGAATCTGCTCAACAAGTGCAACGCATCGTCTGAAATCGGCTGCGTCATGTGGAGCACCGAAGCCATGACCATAGATATTCTTTTTCAGGCCACATGCGATTGAGGCAAGAGTTGCGCTACTGATGCCGACATCGCCAGTTGATTGCCATTTCAAAACCTTCATAGCCAAATCTGACATTTCTTGTCTCCATAAAACAAAACTCGCCGTAGCGAGTTCATATAAAAGAAATCCCCGAGAGTGCGAGGATTGTTATTCACCTTTTACGGCAAGTTGCAGGTTAGCCACGGTTAACCTCCTGAGGCGGTTCTGGTAGAGGCATCCAGTGTGTGACATTGCTAATCAGGTCATATTCATTAGTTTGAGGATGGTTGCCGCTATCATCTCCATATTTAAGACTCTCCATAAAGCCATAATGTCTTTCACCATTAATGCTTACAAAGCCGTAATAAGCAGGTATAACGCCGATCTCACACGTAACCAGTAAAGGAAAACTAGTTCTCCAATTTAGCTCGCCAATTACAGGCATTCGCTCACTACAGCTTATCCAACCATCCGGAGTTACCGGAGAGTTGCCCGACAGCTCGTTCAACTTGTAAGTTTGGCTTACAGGTTCGGCACCATGAAGCATGGCGTCGCTCCGCTCTATACCATCCAGCGCGATTCGCAGTGCCTGAATTGTGGTAGAGCTATCGTTTGGGGCTATTCCATATCGCTCGAATACAGCTAAATGGTTGCGCATAATCTCAGGCGTAAGCTCTTTGTAAGCATAAGCAAGAGGCTCTGATGCATTATCCGGCACAACCGACGCAGGCGCGGCAGCATAAACAGGAATAACGTCCGCTTGCTCTTTATTGCTTTCATCCGTTAAAGCCCAGAATAATTTCCCGGCCGGATGTTTGAAAATATAAGCCACCGGCTCTGCTTCCAGCGATGTCAGTGCAATCCGCGCCAGTTCTTCCGCTTCTTCTGCTGGCAGTACAACGTTGCTACCCGGTCCGTATGTTTCGCGCCACTGCTTGATTGTCAGCAGTCGCTCTTTGGTTATAGTGGTCATTTGTTAATCCTCAAAACTTTATGCCCGGGCGCAAAAGCACGCGTTTTGTCTTTGCTTATTCGCCAGCCATCCTTGCGCTCCTCTTTTGCACAGCCAGCCCATGACGTACCTATATACTCACCGAAGTCTGGCGACTTATATTTGCCATCTGTACACTGGAGGAAATCACAATAGAGATGCATGGTGTAACTTGCAGCGATAGCCATATCACTCTCCTTTGATGCGAATGCCAGCGGCGCGGATTGCAGCGATGACTTCAGAAACTTTGTATGCCATTACCGTTTGGTAATCATCGTGAAAATCTGTTCGATGAAGCATACTGCTACGTTCCGGTAGCAGTATTTCCCGCGTTTCCAGTTCTGCTATGCGCTTCTCTGCGGATTCCAGCGCCGCAACCAATTCGTCTACAGTTCCGGCAGCTTGCAGTGCGTAATCGGTAATAGCCATCTCATGATCAATTTCAGTACCGTTCTCATTCGTTGAGGTGATAGCAAAATAATCAGAGTCGATTTCGTTATCAGCTAAGTGGCGTAGCGTATCTGCAACAAGCCGGCCGTTTTCGATTAGCAGCTTCCCTACCGTAAGCGCAATATCCTCGTTCTCCTGGTCGCGGCGTTTTATGTATTGCTGGTTTCTTTCCCGTTCATCCAGCAGCGCCTGCACTACTTCAGGGTTGAAAGCTGCGATATAACGAGCGTTGTTCTCTGCGTTTTTCTGTTCGTCGAATCCTGGCCAGTCGACAATATCTCCGTGATGATTATCACCTGGTGTGTGTACGGCGTACGTGCCGTATTTGCCCGGCGAAATAAATGCGACCCATTCACCCTGTGTTGCCTGTTTTGCTAACTCACGCAGTGCCTGATAGTCAATCTTGCTCACTGGTTGCCTCCTGCTTTTCTGCCTTCAACACCATGCGAGAACCATCATCCAGCTCCCACACTATCTCACCACCTTCAGCCATGACCAGTTGCCACACCAATTGAGCAGCCTCATTGGTAACATCACGACCTGGATCATTGCCAACGCGCATACGTCCACCTTCAACATCGCGCATTTTTGCCAGCATGATAGTTTTTGATAGCGGTGAAAAACCAAGCTGTAGTCGTGCTGAATTACTCACTGGTTGCCTCCTTTGCGCCACATCGCATTCAGATATTTGTTTTGATTCACTGACGGAAAAGAATTTCTCTTAAGCAATTCCTCTCTCGATGGCATTGGCTTTACGCGTTGGCGAATAATCATTTCTGCCGGAAGAATGCCGGGATTGTATGCAAGTCCTCTCATGATTTACTCTCCACGACCTGGTCAATAGCCATGCTAAGTGACACACCTAAAGTCTCGATATGTTGCTGAATATCCTGTAGCGTCTGCGCCTGAGATAACAGGATTTCACGGTTGCATAACTCTTTAACCAGATGCTCAAACTTGCTGTAATAACCGATACGGCTTAGTGTTTCTTTTCCTGCATTCTCACCTTCTTTGATAATTCCTCTTTCATTAAGAATCAGGTCGTGTTTGGTTCCGGTAATAACGTATTTTCCGAGGTCGATGTTTAGCTTCATTGTTTTCATTGTTAATTCCTCAGTCATTACTGATAGCGCCATAGCGTGAGCGGTAATTACGCAGACGCGGGTCGATATATTCAGGGAAGTGGGTATATGTGGCTTTGCGGAATGGTCGGATTGATGTCTGGTAAATTCGCTCTCGTTCTTCTTTCTCTGCAAGCCATATACAATGGCGAAATTCCTTTTCCTCTTTCGTTTCCTGCGGTAGCGACATTATCATGTCGTAGTTTTTTCTGAATTTATCCAGCACCTCCGATACGGAATTGCCGGAACAGCGGCGCGGGTCATCCGCACCATACAGAGGCGCTGGCATAATGGAATCCTTATTTTGCTAATTTAGAAGGGAATTGAATCGTCGTATTCAGGATGATTTTGATGATTACTACTTTGCTGCTGCGGGCCATTTCCTGAAGCTGCAAATCCAATCTTTGCATTCAGTAATTCAAGAGTGATTGATTGACCATTTTGCCCCTGATAAACATCAACCCTGATGTTTTCTCCGGTAATTTCCACAATGCCACCTTCAACAAGAACACTACGGTAGTAATCCGCTTGCGCTCCCGGCTTGGCAAATACAACGGCGCTGTAGTTTGTCCATTCTTTCTTTTTTGTCTGGCGATCGTAATACTGAACGCCAGCACGGATGTTGAATCCGATATTTTCCCCGGCCTGAAACTCTCTTGCGGGCTTGTTTAGTCTTACAGTAATCGAATGTGCCATTAAGCAGCAGCTCCTTCTAATTCGTCTCGTCTGATGTTGTAAACGTCCTGCGCTTTGTGCTGCTCCGGCGTGCCTTCGAGCATCTTCCACGCTTTGGCGAACGCCTGTTTAAGCTCTTCTACGGTGTTTTTCTGCATTGCTGCGTCAGTGAATGCTTTTAGAACCTGTTCAGGTGTAAGTGATGGTTTTGATTGCTTTGCTGCTGCGTTCTGCTGATGTTTATGCTCGTCTGTATCTGCATCTTTCGCATCATCAATGCCGAACAAACCATTGAGGCAATACTTGCGTGCATAAGAGCTTGTAGCTCCCGTAACTTGTGCAGAATCCATTCCTTTCTTGATTTCTTCCTCTCGTGCAAGAGCGGTTGCCGTATGACTGTTTTCGCCATCGGTAATAGTTGCCGTGGCTTTCACGTAATACCGATCACCAATCAACACAACTTCATCGCTGATTGATAAAAACAGACCATTCAGTAACGGCTTAACGCCTTCAAGAATATCTTCGCAGCTTCTGTATTTATATTTACCGAATGAGTTGTACTGATTTTTTGGCGCGTTCAGATTCTCCTGAATAGCTGCCAGTCTTGCGTAAAATTCTTTGCTCATATGTTTGTTCTCAGAATGGACATGGCCCAAGGAAATAACGCTGATTTAATACTTCGACTCGGGACAAATTAAGACATACCCGCATTCCTTCGCGGTCGCCATTATGGCGATACCAGAGAGCTTTCTGCGTGTACACGCGTCTCTGTAACTTGCTCTCCTTCACTGTGGTTGCAAGTGACATGAATATCTCCTTCGTTACCGATTAATTCTTTCATCTGACGAATGAATTCTTCGTCTGACCAGTTATCTGTAAAACTCATGGACGGCCTTGTTGTTTCAAAATATCCCAAAGCTTTTCGAGCAAACTTTTCATTCTTGGTTGTTTAAAGTCTGCTCCGGTTAAAATATTTTTTCGTGAATGCTGTACCGATAAAATCGGGTTGAAAGGGCGAACCAATGCCGCCCCTGCAATAGCGAACTGTTGCATAGGATGCTCCTTCTGTTTGAATGCATAACGAAAACGCCTCGAGTGAAGCGTTATTGGTATGCATATAAAAAGGCCCTCACACTGGAGGGCAAAGAAGATTTCCAATAATCAGAACAAGTCGGCTCCTGTTTAGTTATGAGCGACATTGCTCCGTGTATTCACTCGTTGGAATGAATACACAGTGCTTATTCGTACTAATAAAACACCCAGTTTTCTGTTTCTTGGTTGTGTCCAAAGTTATATTCAATATCTGGTGTTGATGTATCAATATTCTTCATCCCATCAACAAGAGTTGATACAACAGCCAAATCTTGTTTGATTCTCATTAAATGGTATTTCTTCCGGCGCAATAAACTTTCAATGGCAAGTTTCTTCGTCGGGAATGCAAAAGATCTTTCTGCATTTTTTGCTACTTTCTTAATTGCATATCTATTTCTCCTTTGTTTCCATTCCTGTAACCACTGATTTGGTGTTGGTTTAAAATTAACAATCCAATGCGCAGGAACCAACCATGCATAATGCTCTGTCTGATGAAAAGCTATATATTGAAGTGCGAATATTTTGATTCCATCTTCTTCAACTGTCGCCTGGAATCTCCAGAAAACAGGCATTCCATCATGTTCAGTTTCTGATTCAGGAAAAGGTACGCTCCATGATTTTGTCATATCTCACCTCAAATAATTCAGTGCGGTGTTTATTCTCTTGTTTATGCCAAAAATAAAGGCCGACTATGCGGCCTGAAATTACTTAACCAATGATGCTGCATATTCAATTAGGAATAACTTAGGTGCAAGCCAAATCTTCAACCATTCGAAATTGAAGGCGATAATTGAAACGCCAATAATTGAGCCAAATACAGGAGCAAATACGGTGCATATATCGTAATAAAACGAAGATATAAAATATCCATCATTTGGACATCCATCGAAAGACGTCCATCTCTCGCCATTATTTCTTGCCGTTCTTGCAAAACTAGGAAGTTTTATTGCTGCAATTAAAAGCAACAACCCAGTCACTTGGGAAAGTGCGCTATGGACAAAACTCCATATTAGCAACTGATGAACAACATCAGGAATCTGTGCCTGGCTAAATGAAACAGCCGCGTCTATTCCATTGCTGGCTTTTTGCAGTAGTTCTACGAGAATCTTGTTTGCTTGTTCTTCCATATATCACCTCAAATAAGTGGTTTGCTGCCTAATTTCATTTTCTGGCGACCAACACAAGTCACACCCATTTCACTGCGTGGCTTGCGGTAGTAAAGATTGTGCCTGTCTTTTAACCACATCAGGCTCGGTGGTTCTCGTGTACCCCTACAGCGAGGAAAATAGTAAAATCCTCTCACCCCCTTATTTTGTCAGGGGGATATCTCCTTCAGTTCTGACCATTCGCCTTAATACTTTCCTTAAGTCGATGTAAAGTTGAAGGTCTCCATTTGCTGCGGCATCAGCCATTTTTTGCCTGACAAGCAGTAATGTTTCATACGGCTCAATAAGAATATTGTCATGAGTAATTAGGTGAAGCGTTGCCGCATCAACTATTCCTAGAGCTGCGCCAAGTATCAAAAATTCCCTGCTATTTTTGTCGCATGAGGAGATAAGCGTATTTAGCGCATACCTAATATTCTTTATAGCTGTTGTTAATGCTGCAATTTCTTCTATGGCGTCTTCTTCAATGAGCTTTTTAAGCTCATATTTTTCTTCCTGACCCATAATTACCTCGCCGTCAATTGTTTTGATTTCCGGTAGCCTGCCGCGTAAACGGCTACGTTTGGCAGGCAAATACTTCCACTGCATTCATCTGCCTTCTTGCAGCAAAGGCTTCCTAGTGATGCTGCTTTGTCTGCTCTGACGCAACCAGAGAGCTTTAGCGCAATTTTTCGCGCCAATCGCTGTTCTTGCATTGCCTGTTCACGTTGAGCCTGTCTGCGTGCTCTGCGGCGATTTCTGGCGTTATCGTCAGCCAGATATGTAATGACTACTGTCATGTTGACCTCCGATGATTGACTTTGGCGGTGACGCGCCGGGTGCTTATCTTCCGGTTGCCGTCGTGCAGCTGCACTTCACGTCACCCCAAAGCCAACTACTCTTTGGTTCCCGCATTTCGGCGGGACAATCCCATCAATGTTAAAGAGCCTGCCAATCTGTTCCGTTTGGCTTCCAGCGTCCTGCTGATGGCTTAAAGATAACTTAGGTTATAGGTGTGGTCAATAACCTAATTTATATTTTGTGGTAAATAAGTTATAAGTGATGGATAACAAAGGTATTTTATTTTTGTAAATGTTGCTGATTGATTGGTGTTTGAGGGCTTGCGTGCGGGGTGAAGGTGTTACCTTTGGCTTGATGCTTGTCTATGCTGAGGATGGTTGATTGGGTGGTGAACGGCAGGGTAAGAAAAACCCGGCACTGAGGCCGGGTGTTTTTAGTCCTTTCTATTGCTTAGCATTTCGTCGATTTCTAAGTCAATACGATATTGATCTATTGCTTTTCTCTCGTTTGGGGTTGGTATTTTATACTGTTCAATTAGATCTGTTGTGTATTTTATTTCATCTAATGTGATTTTTATATCAGAGAGAATCTCTTTTATATCAATTAGATGCTCTTCTTCTTTTGCTCGATTAGAGCTATGTTCAATCATTTGAGATAGCTTTTTGCTAATGCTTAGCAAAACAAAAAGAATGATGACCAAAACAACAACAAAAACTGTCAGAAATTCCATTATCCCTCCGCACTTCCGTAAGTCTTCTTCTGATTATCGGTTACCAACTATGAGACGACCAGAATACTCTGCCAATAATCCTTACGGTTTCATGAAATTCATCTCTATCCATTACTTCATCCGGGTACTCTTCGCGATTTATTGATCTGATTATCACCGATGTAGGGGTGGCGATTAATGTTTTTACTCGTAACAAATCAGACTGGCAAATAGCGTAGGTTTTACCATCTCTGATTGTGGTATCTTGCGTGTTAACACCAACAACATCGCCATCGTGAAGCGTTGGTTCCATGCTTTGCCCTACAACCCTAACTAGCTTGGCTGATCTTTCAGATACTCCCATCTTTTTCAGATAGTGCTTTCTGAAAACCAAAGAGAACTCCGATGATTCCTCTAGCTCGCAGCTACCGCTTCCAGCTGAAAGCGAAACGTTAAGAAGAGGCAACGCAACAAACTCGTCATCGTTTCTTTTAATGTCTTCCCATACCACAGCTTTTAAAGATGACTCACGGACATTGGATGGTTCTTCATGTGCACCATCCCTCATTTCACCAATACCAGAACTAAGCCATTCAGGGCGCACTTTTAAAGCATTGGCTAATTCAACCATCTTGCGAGATCCGTTTGTTTTACCGGACGACATCTTCTGTATGGCTGGCTGAGATATTCCAACCATGTCAGCAAGCTGTGATTGTGATACCCCAGCTGAGCTCATGGCTGCATTTAGTCTTTCTGCGAATGTTTTCATACCCACAAATCTATAACTACGGTTATCCAAAGTAAAATAACAAAGGTTATTGCTATTTTTTATAACTTGAGTTATCTTTGGTTATAATCAATGACCACAAGAGGTATGCTCATGAATTTAGTAATTCAACGAGCCTTGAAAATTGTCGGTAGCCAAAAGCGCCTTGCCGACAAGTGTGGTGTAACGCAGCCAGCAGTACACAAATGGCTGAAAGGCGGATTGGTCTCTCCAGAGAAAGTTACCGCCATCGTTAACGCCACTGGAGGGCAGATCAAGGCTTACGAAATTCGCCCCGATTTGCCACACCTGTTTCCAAAACCGAATCAGGCAGCATAAGTAACACCGCTCTTTAACAGTCATGGTCCTCATTCCCGCCGAAATGCGGGAATACAACGCGCATAAGTTGATGCGCATAACTTCTTATTTGTTAAGGAAATACTTACATATGGTTCGTGCAAACAAACGCAACGAGGCTCTAAGAATCGAGAGTGCGTTGCTTAACAAAATCGCAATGCTTGGAACTGAGAAGACAGCGGAAGCTGTGGGAGTTGATAAGTCGCAGATCAGCAGGTGGAAGAGGGATTGGATTCCAAAGTTCTCAATGCTGCTTGCTGTTCTTGAATGGGGCGTCGTTGACGACGATATGGCTCGATTGGCACGACAAGTTGCTTCGATTCTCACCAATAAAAAACGCCCGGCGGCAACCGAGCGTTCTGAACAAATCCAGATGGAATTCTGAGGTCATTACTGGATCAATCCACAGGAGTAATTATGACAAAACGTCGTAAGAAATACCAGGAAAAAGAAGAGATTCGACACCCTGATTCACCTGAGGGATTAGTGGTAGCCGCAGCAAATAACAGGGCGTTCGCAGAGCGCCTTGTTGGTGTTTACAGACTAGCCAAAGCAGGAGTGAAACATGGGCGTCGTTAAGTTAGCTGATTACAGGCATAACCCTGTACAACATCAGGAGGCATCCAGTATGGGGTATGTCTCTATACACCGCCAGTTTATGGACAGCAGGCTCTATAAGGACTCTCAGGCAGTACATCTTTGGCTTCACTTAATCCTCAAGGCTAATCACGAATCTACTGTCGTCAATACGGATATCGGGCCGATAACTGTTGATCGCGGTCAGATGATAACTGGACGCCCGTCGCTGGTCAGAGAAACATTCATCCCCGACAACAAAGTTCGGAGCTTATTGCGGACTTTTGAGTCGAAAGGGATGCTTAATATTTGCTCGATGGGGAAGAAATTTAGCCTGTTTACAATCGTTAAATATGACGATTTTCAGTCAAAAAATTGTCCAACGGTTGTCCAACGGTTGTCCAACGCAAACACCAGTAATGGCGCGGCTCTCAGCGGAGATTGTCCAACGGTTGTCCAACGGTTGTCCATAAACAATAATATAAATAATATCTCTAATACTGACGTATTAGAGAGTACCGCAGCAGACAAAAAGTCTGACAAGAAAAAACCTTCCGTTAGCTGTCAGGATGTTGTCGATGCTTACCACGAAATCCTTCCTGAAGCGCCAAAAATCCGCGCACTGAATGACAAGCGTAAAAACCAGATCCGAACGTTCTGGCGCAAAGCCGGAGTGATAACCCGCCAGCTTGACGGGCATGGGTTCACGATGCAGGACTGGAGAAATTATTTGAGCTACGTAGGCGAAAATTGCCGATGGATGTTCGAAGAGCGTCCAAACCATCAACGCGGAACCGTCTGGCACAAAAAGGGATTTGATTTCCTGCTTAACGACAATACCTACCTGAAAGTTCGTGAGGGTGAACACGATGACCGATAATTTTTATGCGCCGCCCCATAGCATCGAGGCAGAGCAGGCGGTGATTGGTGGATTGCTTCTGGATGATGACAGCAGTGAGCGCGTCCAGAAAGTTCTGGCGATGCTGAAGCCCGATTCATTTTACAGCCGACCACACAAAATCCTTTTCGAAGAAATAACCAGAATGCACCGGGAGCAAAAGCCAGTAGATGGCCTGACGCTTTTCGATGAACTGGAGCGTAAATCGTTAACGGTGTCTGTTGGCGGTTTTGCTTATATCGCTGAGATCGCAAAGAACACGCCAAGCGCAGCAAACATCGTTGCCTATGCAATGCAGGTTCGTGAAACCGCAATGGAACGCTACGCCATCAACCGCATGACTGAAGCGACGGAATTGCTCTATTCCCGCAACGGAATGACTGCGACGCAGAAGTACGAAGCTATTCAGTCGATTTTCACGCAACTGACAGACCATGCAAAAACCGGATCGCGTCGCGGCCTTCGTTCATTTGGTGAGGTCATGGAAGACTGGGTTAGCGACCTTGAGAAGAGATTTGACCCATCAGGAGAACAACGGGGAATGAGCACAGGGATCCCATCGTTGGACAGGATGCTGTCACCGAAAGGTCTGGTGAAAGGCTCTCTGTTTGTCATTGGCGCTCGCCCTAAGATGGGGAAAACGACGCTATACAGCCAGATGGCAATCAACTGCGCAGTGCATGAGAAAAAGCCTGCTCTGATGTTCAGCCTTGAAATGCCAGGTGATCAGATACTGGAAAAACTGGTAGGACAGAAGTCAGGTGTTAACCCGAATATTTTTTACCTTCCGGCGACAAATGACGCTGATGACGGCTATCAGGGTGATTACGATGGTGACTTCAACAGGGCGATCGAAACAGCAAATCGCTTGAGTGAAATCGACCTGCTTTACATCGACGACACGCCGGGATTATCTCTGGCTCAAATCGTCAGCGAAAGCCGTCGAATCAAGCGAGAAAAAGGATGTGTTGGCATGATTCTGGTCGATTACCTGACACTAATGACCGCTGAAAAGGCCGATCGCAACGACCTTGCTTACGGCATGATCACCAAAGGACTGAAGAACCTTGCCAAAGAGCTTGATTGCGTTGTTGTGCTTCTGACGCAGCTTAACCGCGCACTGGAAAGCCGAACCAATAAACGCCCATTACCAAGTGACTCACGAGATACAGGGCAGATTGAACAGGATTGCGATTATTGGGTCGGGATCCATCGTGAAGGCGCTTTTGATGACAGTGTTCCACCTGGTGAAACTGAACTAATCCTTCGTCTCAATCGTCATGGCAATACCGGCACGGTGTATTGCATTCAGGCAAATGGCGCTATTTATGACACAGACCAACAGTCTGCTGAAATGCGCCGCCGTGAACGCGAGGAACCGCAGTCCAAGAAGAAAGGAGGATTCTGATGACCATCTACATCACTGAGCTAATAACAGGCCTGCTGGTAATCGCAGGCCTTTTTATTTGGGGGAGAGGGAAGTCATGAAAAAACTAACCTTTGAAATTCGATCTCCGGCACATCAGCAAAACGCTATTCACGCAGTACAGCAAATCCTTCCAGACCCAACCAAGCCAATCGTAGTGATCATTCAGGAGCGCAACCGCAGCATTCGGCAAAATGCACGCCTTCACGCGATGCTATCTGAAATAAGTAAGAAGGCTACATATCATGGAAAAGCAAGAAATATTGAGTTTTGGAAGGGGTTATTCGTTTCTGGTTGGCAGATTGCAACCAACCAGCACCCTGAGATTATATCAGGGTTAGAAGGTGAGCTAATAAACATCAGAGAGAGTACGGCGACTCTATCTGTAAAAAAAATATCCGAAATAATGGACTACATAGAAGCATATTGTGCCATGAACTCAATTCATCTTAGCGAATGGAGGAATTATGATTGAGGTTTGGGTAGATATCGAAGGAATTCCATTTTATCAGGTTAGCAATAAAGGAAATTTCAGGTCTATTACGAGGGAAATTACAGTAACATCAACCAGACAGAGGCCATATAAGAAAATAATTAATGGCACTAGCGTAAAACCATTCAAGTGCAAGTCGACAGGATATCTTCAAATAAAGGTATACGGTAAGAAATACAGCGCCCACAGGATAGTTGCGAAAGCATTCTGTACAGGGTTCTGTGATGGCTTGGTAGTTAATCACAAAAATGGGCAAAGAGATGACAATAGGGCTGAAAACCTTGAATGGGTATCACATTCTGAAAACTCAAAGCACGGATATAAACAAAATGGAAGAATACCTATATCGCTAGGTAAATTTAGTGGTGATCATCCTGCCAGTAAAGCTGTTATTTCTACTGACATGAAAACTGGGGAGGAGGTTTATTATGAAGCAGCTATGGATGCTGTCAGAGAAGGATTTGATAGTTCGTCAATTAGTCGTTGCTGTAATGGCGAAAGCTCATATCACAAAGGAAGATTCTGGCGATTTGCAAATGAAACAATGAAAGCGCGATGGGGAGACAGGGCGGCATGAGGCGACAGCGACGAAGTATCACCGACATCATCTGCGAAAACTGCAAATACCTTCCAACGAAACGCTCCAGAAATAAACGCAAGCCAATCCCAAAAGAATCTGACGTAAAAACATTCAACTACACGGCTCACCTGTGGGATATACGGTGGCTAAGACATCGTGCGAGGAAATGACAATGGATTATTCACAGTTAAGTGATTTTGAAATTAACGTGGCGGTATTCGAAGCCATTCATAACGGATCACCGGATTACAAAGAAGGTGAGAATGGCGATATGGTGTTTGTCTCATTTGAGGGAGACATTGTAAACGGAGACGCAGTTGAAGTAGAAGTTGAGCGCGGTTCCTTTAACCCATGCGCAAACCCAGCAGACGCATGGCCGATTATCATGGAAAACATGATCAGCGTATGTGCATACAAGCGAGCAAACCCTGGCATGAAAGCAGTGTCATGGTGGGAGGCTGATAGCTTTGGTGAGCATATTACTCTTGATGACAACCCTCTCCGCGCAGCCATGATTGTCTTTCTCATGATGCAGAGAATCCAATAATGCTTAGCCCATCCCAATCCCTTCAATACCAGAAAGAAAGCGTCGAGCGAGCTTTAACGTGCGCTAACTGCGGTCAGAAGCTGCATGTGCTGGAAGTTCATGTGTGCTCCGATTGCTGCGCAGAACTGATGAGCGATCCGAATAGCTCAATGTACGAGGAAGAAGACGATGGCTAAACCAGCGCGAAGACGATGTAAAAACGAAGAATGTCGGGAATGGTTTCACCCTACATTCGCTAATCAGTGGTGGTGCTCTCCAGAGTGTGGAGCCAAGATAGCACTCGAACGACGAAGTAAAGAACGCGAAAAAGCGGAAAAAGCAGCAGAGAAGAAACGACGACGAGAGGAGCAGAAACAGAAAGATAAACTTAAGATTCGAAAACTCGCCTTAAAGCCCCGCAGTTACTGGATTAAACAAGCCCAACAAGCCGTAAACGCCTTCATCAGAGAAAGAGACCGCGACTTACCATGTATCTCGTGCGGAACGCTCACGTCTGCTCAGTGGGATGCTGGACATTACCGGACAACTGCTGCGGCACCTCAACTCCGATTTGATGAACGCAATATTCACAAGCAATGCGTGGTGTGCAACCAGCATAAAAGCGGAAATCTCGTTCCGTATCGCGTCGAACTGATTAACCGAATCGGGCAGGAAGCAGTAGACGAAATCGAATCAAACCATAACCGCCATCGCTGGACTGTCGAAGAGTGCAAGGCGATCAAGGCAGAGTACCAACAGAAACTCAAAGACCTGCGAAATAGCAGAAGTGAGGCCGCATGACGTTCTCAGTAAAAACCATTCCAGACATGCTCGTTGAAGCATACGGAAACCAGACAGAAGTGGCACGCAGACTGAAATGTAGTCGCGGCACGGTAAGAAAATACGTTGATGATAAAGACGGGAAAATGCACGCCATCGTCAACGACGTTCTTATGGTTCATCGCGGATGGAGTGAAAGAGATGCGCTATTACGAAAGAATTGATGGCAGCAAATACCGAAATATTTGGGTAGTTGGCGATCTGCACGGATGCTACACGAACCTGATGAAAAAACTGGAGACGATAGGATTCGACACCAAAAAAGACCTGCTTATCTCGGTTGGCGATTTGGTCGATCGCGGTACAGAGAACGTCGAATGTCTGGAATTAATCACATTCCCCTGGTTCCGAGCTGTACGTGGAAACCATGAGCAAATGATGATTGATGGCTTATCAGAGCGTGGAAACGTTAATCACTGGCTGCTTAATGGCGGTGGCTGGTTCTTCAATCTCGATTACGACAAAGAAATTCTGGCTAAAGCTCTTGCCCATAAAGCAGATGAACTTCCGTTAATCATTGAACTGGTGAGCAAAGGTAAAAAATATGTCATCTGCCACGCCGATTATCCTTGTGATGAATACGAGTTCGGAAAGCCAGTTGATCATCAGCAGGTAATCTGGAACCGCGAACGAATCAGCAACTCACAAGACGGGATCGTGAAAGAAATCAAAGGAGCGGACACGTTCATCTTTGGTCATACGCCAGCAGTGAAACCACTCAAGTTTGCCAACCAGATGTATATCGATACCGGCGCAGTGTTCTGCGGAAACCTCACATTGATTCAGGTACAGGGAGAAGGCGCATGAGACTCGAAAGCGTAGCTAAATTTCATTCGCCAAAAAGCCCGATGATGAGCGACTCACCACGGGCTACGGCTTCTGACTCTCTTTCCGGTACTGATGTGATGGCTGCTATGGGGATGGCGCAATCACAAGCCGGATTCGGTATGGCTGCATTCTGCGGTAAGCACGAACTCAGCCAGAACGACAAACAAAAGGCTATCAACTATCTGATGCAATTTGCACACAAGGTATCGGGGAAATACCGTGGTGTGGCAAAGCTCGAAGGAAATACTAAGGCTAAGGTACTGCAAGTGCTCGCAACATTCGCTTATGCGGATTATTGCCGTAGTGCCGCGACGCCGGGCGCAAGATGCAGAGATTGCCACGGTACAGGCCGTGCGGTTGATATAGCAAAAACAGAGCAGTGGGGGAGAGTTGTTGAGAAAGAATGCGGAAGATGCAAAGGCGTCGGTTATTCAAGAATGCCAGCAAGCGCTGCATATCGCGCTGTGACGATGCTAGTACCAAACCTTACCCAACCAACCTGGTCACGCACTGTTAAGCCGCTGTATGACGCTCTGGTGGTGCAATGCCACAAAGAAGAGTCAATCGCAGACAACATTTTGAATACGGTCACACGTTAACAGCATGATTGCCACGGATGGCAACATATTAACGGCATGATATTGACTTTTTGAATAAAGTTGGGTAAATTTGACTCAACGATGGGTTAATTCGCTCGTTGTGGTAGTGAGATGAAAAGAGGCGGCGCTTACTACCGATTCCGCCTAGTTGGTCACTTCGGCGCATCGTCTGGAACTCCAACCATCGCAGGCTGAGAGGTCTGTAAAATGCAATCCCGAAACAGTTCGCAGGTAATAGTTAGAGCCTGCATAACGGTTTCGGGATTTTTTATATCTGTGTAACAGGTAAGAGCATTCTCCCTTATGGGGCTTGGCTTAAATGCACCGAGTGCTCTTATCGTTGTGGCAGCACAACGATAGTTTTCGTCAGAGTTGGCGACTTTGCGGGTTTTTAGAAACTGACCACAAAGATAAATGCAAACGATGATGTTGTTCTGATGGCGGCGTAATAGCCTGTAAGTCAGCAAGGTCTTCCGACTCCTTGTAAACAAATTCGGCGCACTGGCCCGGTGTGATTAATAATGGGTACACAACAGGTAAGAGCATTGCGCGCCTGACGAGTCCATGAGGGACGAAACGCATTAGCGTCGCGCGGAGTATCCCCAGCCGGGGAATAACTGGATACCAGGGGAGTCAACCCTAAGCGCATTTACGAGTGTGTTTAGGGCGTGGGTCGGCAATGACTCCCTGTGCAGCCGACATCTGGCCCGGCAACATACAGTGCTCTTTCCGTTGTGCTGAATTAAGCGAATACCGGAAGCAGAACCGGATCACCAAATGCGTACAGGCGTCATCGCCGCCCAGCAACAGCACAACCCAAACTGAGCCGTAGCTACTGGCTATCCTGAATTCATCAGTGATAGTTACGCTGCGGCCTTCTACACATGACCTTCGTGAAAGCGGGTGGCAAGAGGCTGCGCTAACAACCTCATGCCGTTTTGCCCGTGCATATCGGTCACGAACAAATCTGATTACTAAACACAGTAGCCTGGATTTGTTCTATCAGTAACCGACCTTATTCCTAATTAAATAGAGCAAATCCCCTTATTGGGGGTAAGACATGAAGATGCCAGAAAAACATGACCTGTTAGCCGCCATTCTCGCGGCAAAGGAACAAGGCATCGGGGCAATCCTTGCGTTTGCAATGGCGTACCTTCGCGGCAGATATAATGGCGGTGCGTTTACAAAAACAGTAATCGACGCAACGATGTGCGCCATTATCGCCTGGTTCATTCGTGACCTTCTCGACTTCGCCGGACTAAGTAGCAACCTCGCTTATATAACGAGCGTGTTCATCGGCTACATCGGTACTGACTCGATTGGTTCGCTTATCAAACGCTTCGCTGCTAAAAAAGCCGGAGTAGAAGATGGTGGAAACCAATAATCAACGTAAGGCGTTCCTCGATATGCTGGCGTGGTCAGAGGGAACTGATAACGGACGTCAGAAAACCAGAAATCATGGTTATGACGTCATTGTAGGTGGTGAGCTATTCACTGATTACTCCGATCACCCTCGCAAACTTGTCACGCTAAACCCCAAACTCAAATCAACAGCAGCCGGACGTTACCAGCTTCTTTCCCGTTGGTGGGATGCCTACCGTAAGCAGCTTGGCCTGAAAGACTTCTCTCCCAAAAGCCAGGACGCTGTTGCGCTGCAGCAGATTAAGGAACGTGGCGCTTTGCCGATGATTGATCGCGGTGATATCCGTCAGGCTATCGACCGTTGCAGCAATATCTGGGCTTCGCTGCCGGGGGCTGGTTATGGTCAGTTCGAGCATAAGGCTGACAGCCTGATTGCAAAATTCAAAGAAGCTGGCGGAACGGTCAGAGAGATTGAGGTATGAGCAGAGTAACCGCGATTATCTCCGCTCTGGTTATCTGCATCATTGTCTGCCTGTCATGGGCTGTTAATCATTACCGTGATAACGCCATCGCCTACAAAGAACAGCGCGATAAAAAAGTCAGTGAGCTGAAGCAGGCGACCGCCACCATTACTGACATGCAGCAGCGCCAGCGTTCTGCTGATGCACTCGATGCTAAATACACGAAGGAGTTAGCTGATGCGAAAGCTGAAAATGATGCTCTTCGGCGCAAGCTTGATAATGGTGGCAGGGTGCTCGTCAAAGGAAAATGCCCTGTGCCATCCTCAGCCGAAACCTCCGGCGCCTCCGGCATGGGCAATGATGCCACCGTCGAACTCTCTCCAGTTGCTGGACGAAACGTTCTCGGTGTCCGGGACGGAATTATCCGCGACCAAACAGCACTGAGAACGCTTCAGGAATACATCAGGACGCAATGCCTTCGATGATAGCGATAATTTTACTCATCATCCTTCACATCTGGCTCTGTAGGCAGGGTGGTGATCACTTCTGGAGTGAATCCAGATTAAACATCTCATTGCTGATGCTTGATATTGAGCATCTGGCGCGCGGTAAGGGGCTGCGTTGAGATAAGAGCCAGTCATTACAAATACCAGGATTTAGCCTCGCATTCGCGGGGCTTTTTTATATCTGAATTTCACAGCGCATCTCACGCGCATATTAACGAGAGCCTTTCAGTAAGCGAGCCTGAGAAATGCCGTTATAGGTGGCGACCTCTCTCGGGCGGCTTTTCTGTGAGACAGGCTCACTTTCTAAAAGGTAAAGACGCTATGAATCATCAATTGGCTAATCTCGATTTCCGGGACATGGTGGTTGTTTCTGGTGATCGCGTGATCACAACCTCCCGCAAGGTAGCAGCTTACTTCGACAAGCAGCATCACCACATCATTCAGAAAATCGAAAAGCTAGACTGTTCGGATGAATTTCTAACCAGCAACTTTTCGCGGGTTACCTATGAACACAAGGGTAATCAGTATGTTGAATATGAAATTTCCAAAGACGGCGCGATGTACATCATCATGTCGTTTACCGGCAAAAAAGCTGCCGCCATCAAAGAGGCGTTTATCAAAGCATTTAATTGGATGCGTGACAGGCTGATGGAGATGGCTCACTCATACCAAAGAGAGCACAACGAGTTAATGCTGGAGTTCATGAAGGAAAAGGATGTTGCCAGTATGTCAGGACGCTTGCTGAACCGCTGGGGCAGGATCAAAAAACCGCAACTCATAGCAAGAATCGAAAGGCTTGAGCAGCAGGCGCAAATATCGATCCCCGGACTGCCAAAGTGACCATTCCAAAGCCCATCTACGGGTGGGCTTGATAATGAAACCGTGATTTACATCCCCACAATCCGGGTATGTAAAAGATAGTTCAGGCGAGAACAGATTTAACTAAATCTGTGCACCACCAGTTACGGCAGTACAGCGAAACAACCCAAGCCAGTAAGTGGGGAAATAACACTGGCAGCCACTGAAAGATGAACCTCCAGCCTTATGGCAAAAAAGATTCTTTGTGGTGGCGGACTGATGGAAAGACATCCGCTGAATCGATAACGAACAAGTGGAAGATGTTGCGATGGTTTCCGTAAACAAAGACCAGAAGGAAGGCGTTGAATACATCACTGGTGCTGATGGTGTGAAAAGGCCAATGGCTTATTACAAAGCGGCTGAAGAGAGGGCAAGAATGGAAAATATCCCTAAATGCGGCTCATTTTTCGACATGCTGAACCTTCAGCAATGGAAGTTGTGAACAACTAACAGGTCGCTCAGGCGGCCTTTTTATCGCCATCACAAAAACATCTTTAACAACCAACAAGGTCATAATTATGAACGACCAGCAAATCGAAAAAGAAATCGTTGAGAAAGGCAAAACCGCTCCGCGAGTTACCCCGCAGCACATCGAAGACGTGATTAAAAGCGAGCATTACTTTACTGCTTATGATGGACGTAATGGTGCCATTTCCAGCAACGAATATTGTGGCAGGGAAAAACCAGAAGAAGACGATCGTGATTTATCACCATTGAAGTTGCTCACTTTCTGCGTACTGGTGCTGAAGAATGGCTTCACCGTCACCGGAGAGAGTGCCTGTGCAAGCCCTGAAAACTTTGATGCAGAAATTGGTCGGAAGATTGCCCGGCAAAATGCTGTAAACAAAATCTGGATGCTCGAAGGTTACTTGCTGAAGCAGAAGCTAAGCGAACAGTAGTTATTACAAAAGCCATTCCCTACAGAGTGGCTTTGACAATGGCTTATACCCTACACGGGATAACTTAACTGATATCCCTTTTAACGGATAAACGGAGCCAACAATGGCAGAGATTATTCCCATGACTGAAGAACAGAAATTCCAGTTAGAGATTTACAAGCTGGTCATGAACCAGAACGCAGCCGCAGAGGAAGCATTTCAGTTCATTGGCACTGACGAACTGAAGCTTGAGCTATTCAAAATTCACTTCCAGTCAGGCGGCGCTAATTCAGATATCACGACCCGCACAATCGAAGCGGTGCGTAAATCGAAGGAAGCGTTAGACCTGTTCACTACCGGAGCATAAACATGGCGCGCCCAACAAAGTATCAAGAGGCGTACGCCGAACAGGCACGCAAACTGTGCTTGCTGGGCTACACCGATGCAGAGCTTGCTGATTTCTTCGAAGTCAGTGAGTCAACTATTAACAAGTGGAAGCTTGATTATCCTGAGTTTTCGGAGTCCATAAAAAAGGGTAAGGCCGTCGCTGATGCAGAAGTTAGTGATCGTCTTTATCAACGCGCTATGGGCTTCGTGGCTCCAGATATCGATATTCGTGTTATTGAAAACAGAATTGTCGAAACTCCGCTTGAGAAGTATTACCCGCCTGATACAACCGCTGCCATTTTCTGGCTTAAGAACCGACAGAAGGATAAATGGCGCGACAAGGTTGATCACGAGCTAACAGGCAAAGACGGCGGCGCAATTCAGATTGAAACATCACCGATGAGCACTCTATTCGGAAAATGACCTCGATTAATCCTATCTTTGAACCGTTCATTGAGGCGCATCGCTACAAAGTTGCCAAAGGCGGTCGAGGTAGCGGTAAATCATGGGCAATTGCGAGGCTGCTTGTTGAAGCGGGGCGTCGGCAGCCTGTGCTCATTCTCTGCGCTCGTGAACTGCAAAACAGTATCAGCGATTCGGTAATCCGGTTGCTTGAAGATACCATTGAGCGGGAAGGGTATTCGGCTGAGTTTGAAATTCAGCGTTCCATGATTCGTCATCTTGGAACGAATGCTGAATTCATGTTCTACGGCATCAAAAACAACCCGACGAAGATTAAATCTCTCGAAGGTATTGATATCTGCTGGGTGGAGGAAGCGGAAGCGGTAACGAAGGAATCATGGGATATCCTGATACCAACCATCCGCAAGCCATTTTCCGAAATATGGGTGAGCTTTAACCCGAAGAACATCCTCGACGATACCTATCAGCGATTCGTTGTAAATCCTCCCGATGATATTTGTCTGCTGACGGTGAACTACACCGACAACCCGCACTTTCCTGAAGTTCTCCGTCTGGAGATGGAAGAGTGCAAACGCAGAAATCCGACACTGTATCGTCACATCTGGCTGGGTGAGCCAGTGAGCGCAAGTGATATGGCAATCATCAAACGTGAATGGCTTGAATCTGCTACCGATGCGCACAAGAAACTCGGATGGAAAGCGAAAGGCGCTGTTGTCTCTGCGCATGACCCATCAGATACAGGGCCAGATGCTAAAGGTTACGCATCGCGTCACGGTTCGGTAGTTAAGCGCATTGCCGAAGGTCTGCTGATGGACATCAACGAGGGTGCTGACTGGGCTACTTCGCTGGCGATTGAAGACGGCGCTGACCATTACCTGTGGGATGGTGATGGTGTTGGTGCTGGGCTACGCAGACAGACAACGGAAGCGTTCTCCGGCAAGAAAATCACCGCCACGATGTTCAAGGGCAGCGAATCGCCATTCGATGAAGATGCACCATATCAGGCCGGAGCATGGGCCGATGAAGTCGTACAGGGCGACAACGTTCGCACTATTGGCGATGTGTTCCGCAATAAGCGAGCGCAATTCTATTACGCGCTGGCTGACAGGCTGTATCTGACATATCGGGCGGTTGTCCACGGTGAGTATGCAGACCCCGACGACATGCTGAGTTTCGACAAAGAAGCGATAGGCGAGAATATGCTGGAGAAGCTGTTTGCAGAACTGACGCAGATTCAGCGCAAATTCAATAACAACGGGAAGCTGGAGCTTATGACTAAGGTCGAAATGAAGCAGAAGCTCGGTATTCCATCTCCTAACCTGGCTGATGCGCTGATGATGTGTATGCATTGCCCGGAGTCGGCTGCGCAACCCGACTATTCCAGTTACTCAATTCCTTGTGGTGTAGGTTGATATGGCAGAAAAAAAGATGACTGACTGGCATCGCAAGGTGCTGTGCAACTTTGATAATGCCTGGTCAGCAACGCAGGATATGCGTGAGCAGATTATTGAGGCTCAACGTTTCGTCCGGGTATCCGGCGCACAGTGGGAAGGCAGCACAAACGCTGGTTACTCATTTGATGAAGGCAGGTTTGAGCATTACCCGCGCTTTGAACTGAATAAGATTGCCCGTGAATGTGATCGCATCATTGGCGAGTATCGACAGAATCGCATCAGCGTTAAATTCAGGCCGAAGGATGACAAGGCATCGGAAGCGTTAGCCGAAAAGATGAACGGCAAATTCCGCGCTGACTATCAGGAAACATCAGGTGGCGAAGCGTGTGATAACGCATTTGATGATGCTGTAACGGGCGGATTCGGTTGTTTCCGCATGTGTGCCGATTACGAAGATGAAATGGATCCGAGTAACGAGCAGCGACGCATCAGCCTTCTTCCTGTTTACGACCCAGCGACATGCGTCTTCTTCGATCAGGACAGCAAGCAATATGACCGTTCTGATGCTATGTGGGCTATGGAAATGTTCTCCATGACGCCTAAAGCGTTCGAGGCTGAATACCCTGATTCCATCGCGGCAAGCCTTTCTCGTGATGACACTGGCACTCAATATGACTGGTCAACGCCAGATGCCATCTATGTTGGACGCTACTACGAAGTCCGCATAGAGAAGGTGAAGCTCACAGCATGGCGTAACCCTGTCAGCGGAGAAACGGCAATCTATGATGAAGAGCAAATCAAAGATATTGTCGACGAGCTGACCGATGGTGCATTCGAACTGATTGGCGAGCGAACGGTGAAGAAACGCCGAGTTTATTGCGGTCTTCTGTCTGGCGCTGAATGGCTGGAAGAACCGAAGCGTATTCCGGGCGAACATATTCCTCTCATCCCGGTATATGGGCGTCGTTCATTTGTTGATAATCAGGAGCGAATCGAAGGCCATGCAGCAAAAGCGATGGATGCACAGCGTCTTGAGAACCTGATGGTTTCCATGATTGCAGATAATGCTACTCAGGCTGGCGGTGATGGCATTCCTATCGTGGATGTTGATTTCATTCCCGGTCCATTAATGAATCACTGGGCAGAGAGGAATAAGAAAAGACCTGCAGTTCTTCCCATGACCAGCAAGAAGGACAAAAACGGAACGGTCATTTCAGAGGCTCAGGTTGCTGGCTGGACACCTCCGACACAAATGCCTCCTGCTCTTGCCGGGCTATTGCAGTACACCGGAACGGCTATTCAGCAAATTACAGGTGCGTCGCAGCTTGAGAACATGCCGAGCAACGTCGCTACCGATACCGTTGATAGCATCTTTAACCGGATGGACACGCAGTCCTATATCTACATGGACAACATGGCTAAATCCATGCGCCGTGCTGGCGTCGTGTGGCTTTCTATGGCTCGTGAAGTCTATGGCAGCGATACGCCAATGCGCATCGTTAATGAGGATGGCAGCGATGACGTGGCGCTGATGACTGGTGAAGTGGTTGACCGTCAGACAGGGAAGGTTATCGCGCTTAACGACCTTTCGCAGGGTAACTATGAAGTGACTGTCGATGTCGGTCAGTCGTTCGCTACTCGCCGTGATGCAACGGTTAAGTCGTTGCTTTCCATGCTGGCACTTATCCCGCCAGGAACGCCGAAGCATGACCTTGTATCGTCGATGATTCTCGACAATATGGACGGCGAAGGGATGGACGACCTTAAAGAATACAACCGCAATCAGTTGCTTCTGTCTGGCGTTATTAAGCCGAGAACACCAGAAGAACAGCAGATGGTTGAGCAGGCGAAACAACAACAGGCCAGTCAGCCGGATCCGGCTATGGTTGCTGCGCAAGGTCAGCTTCTTGCTGGTCAGGCTGAATTGCAGAAAGCGCAGAACGAACAGGCAGCCATTCAGGTTAAAGCATTCCAGGCACAGACTGATGCTCAGGTTGCAGCGGCAAATGTTGTGAAAATCCTCGCATCTGCCGATAGCCAGCAGAAATCTGATATCCGCGAGGCTCTGAAACTGCTCGGACAGTTCCAGCAACAGCAAGGAGACAATGCCCGTGCTGATGCGGAGCTTGTCCTGAAAAGTCAGGCACAGGGCCATGCGCAGCGCATGGACATCAGCAGCATCCTGCAAAAATCAACTCAGCAACAACCACAGCAGTAATTAACCCATAACGTGCAATGGCTGTCTTTATGAGGCCTGGCACCCTATTGCCTTCCGATGGGCTGAACATCGAGTAAACAGGGGTAACAAATGGACCAGATGGCAGAAAACACACCAGAAGTTGAAATCGAAACCGACGCGTCAGAGCAGATTCCTGATGATGTCGAACTGGCTGAAGAAGTCGAAACAGAAGATGGCAGTGAGTCCTCCGGCAATGATGCAGAGGAAGCTACTGAAACTGATGACGACGAATCAGAACAGGAATTCTACTTTGGTGACGAAAAGCTGGATTCGCCAACCAGCGAAGATGGCGCAGAGCATGGACTGGTAAAACACCTGCGCAAGACGATTAAAGAGAAAGACCGTGAGCTGAAAGAGCTGATGCGTCAGTCTCAGAAACCCGTCGAGCAGCAGCCGGTAATCACTCAACCACCGCGAATGCCAAAACTGGATGATGAGGACATCGGTTTCGATGAAGAAATCTACCAGCAACGCATGGCTAAGTGGGCAGAGGATAACGGCAAGTACCAGCAACAGGAGATGGCTCGCAAGCAGAAGGAGCAGGAGCTTCAGGCTGCTTATCAAGAGCGATTATCCAAATATCAGCAACGTGTTAAGGCTCTCAAAGTTCCTGGCTATCAGGAAGCTGAGCAGGCCGTACTCGAGGAAATCCCCATCGAGACACAAAACGCGATCTTGTTTGAGTCAGAGAAGCCGGAAATCGTTGTTCTGGCACTCGGTCGCAACGCTGAACTGCGCAAGCAACTGGCAGAAGCTACCAACCCCGTAGCAATTGGTCGTCTGCTGGAACGTATCGAATCGAAGGCCAGAATCATGCCAAAAGCAAAAACCACGGCAGCCACAACCCCGACAGTTAAGGGGAGCAACGGCGCAGTAATCAACAACCTCGACAAACTGAAAGCCAAGGCGCTGGAAACTGGTGACTGGACGCCGTATTTCGCCGCTAAAAAGGCAAAAAAATAACCTATCGGAGCATTAAGCATGGCTAACCAATTAGCAAAAGACCTTGAAATCATGTTCGAAAACTACGTTGAAGGCTTTGAGGCCGCCTGCGTAGTTTCCCGTAACGCTAAAAAATTCCGTCCCGGTGATACAGCAATGCAGCGAGCAGGTGATGTTCTGTATCGTCCGCAGCATTACCACATGAACATTGAGGAAGGCCTAGACCTCAGCGGCAAAACGCCAACAGCACTGGTTCAGCGCCTTGTTCCTTCTGTGTTCAAGGAGCCGAAAAACATTCTGTACACTCTGGATGCGCGTGAAATGCGTGACCCGGAACATAAAACTGAAGCTGGTCGCGCCGCAGGTATGCGCCTTGCTGCACAGATTGACTCTGACCTGATTTCCATGGTTACGCAGCGTGCTACTAACGTGATCACGATGGCTGACTCAACCACAGGTTCACAGGGCCGTGATTTGTGGAACTGTGCGGCAGGTATTGATGCCACCATGACGGCGATTGGTGTACCTCAGGGTATCAACCGTCGCTCTTTCTGGAACCCCTTCAACTACAAAGACCTTGCTGGCGAGCTTGGTCACCGTGCCTATGCTCAGGGCGCAACCCTGACAGCATACGAAAAAGCGCAGATCCCTCCGGTTGCGTCCTTCGATAGCTACAAGACGGATATTTCTGGTCGTGTTCCGAAGGGTACAGCAACTTCCCTGACGCTGGCGGCTGAACCTGCGCACAAGGTTGAAGCGAAAGATGCCAACGATATGCCAGTGGATAACCGACAGGGGACTATTACGGTATCTGCATCTGGGTTGCAGGTTGGCGATGCGTTCACCATTGCTGGCGTGAATTCTGTACACCAGATCACCAAAGACACCACCGGGCAGCCGCAGGTATTCCGCGTTCTGGCAGTAAGCGGAACGACAGTAACTATCTCCCCGAAAATTCTGCCGCCTGACAACGCGGATGTCGCCAGCCGACCATATGCAAACGTTGATGCTAATGCGGCAAGTAGCGCAGCAATCACCATTCTCAACAAAAATGCCGCACCGGCTAACCTGTTCTGGGCTGATGGTTCTGTTGAACTGATGTACGGCAAGCTGGCGTTCCCAACTGGTCAGGGTCCACAAGTAATGACAGCAACCACCGAGCAGGGCGCTACGCTGATCATGTCTTACGCCTTCGACCACATCAAAGGTGTAACCACTGCGCGTTTCACCACCCTGTACGGTTGCTCTGTACTTGTTCCTGAATATACGGGCATCGTTATTGCCGGGCAGTAATTTTGGTGGGGCTTCGGCCCCATTTTTATTGGGAGAAGACAATGGCACGAACAATGCTCTATAAGCCGGGCAACATGATCACCTGTGGTCAGTTTGCTGTCGATTACATCATTGTTGATGACGAAGAAGTTAAATCTCACCTGAAAAAAGGCTGGGTAAAAACTCCTGAAGAAACCGCAACGAAGCAAAAAGTGGCTAAGGCGGAAGAAGATGGCGAAAACGAAGGGTGATCTCGTTCTTAAGGCTTTACGAAAAGCCGGGCTGTATTCCAATGCCACGTTGACAGATGCCGACCCTCAGGCAATTGAAGATGCCATTAATGATCTCGAAGACATGATGGCAGCATGGCAGGCGAAAGGTATCGAGCTTGGATATCAGTTTGCGGATACAGAAAACGGCATCATGCCGTTACCTGACGATGATTCAGGTATCCCTGCATGGGCAAATGATGGCGTCGCTTTGAAGCTCGCTGTGCAAGTGTGCATGGATAACGTCATTCAGCCGTCAGACGCTCTCCTTACCGCTGCTGACAGTGCATATCAGACAATCTGCATCGCTTTAACCAAAATACCACCACTTGAGCGGCGAAATGACATGCCTCGCGGTAGTGGTAACAAAAGCGCGTTTACGTGGAATCGGTTTTACATCGAGAAAGATGATCCGAGTACGTGAGGTGAATAAATGCCGATTCAGCAACTTCCGCTCATGAAAGGTGTCGGCAAAGACTTCCGAAACGCCGACTATATCGACTATCTGCCAGTGAATATGCTGGCTACACCCAAAGAAATCCTGAACAGCAGCGGATATCTTCGCTCATTCCCGGGCATTGCCAAACGTTCTGATGTGAACGGAGTATCGCGCGGCGTCGAGTACAACATGGCGCAAAGTGCTGTTTATCGCGTGTGTGGTGGCAAGCTCTACAAAGGAGAAAGTGAAGTCGGCGATGTTTCCGGAAGTGGTCGCGTATCAATGGCACACGGTAGGACATCACAGGCAGTAGGCGTTAATGGTCAACTGGTCGAGTATCGCTATGATGGCACGGTTAAAACCGTCTCAAACTGGCCTACAGACAGCGGATTCACACAGTACGAGTTAGGTTCAGTTCGCGACATTACGCGCTTACGTGGGCGTTATGCGTGGTCAAAAGACGGAACTGATTCATGGTTTATCACTGACCTTGAAGACGAATCGCATCCTGACCGCTACAGCGCACAATATCGCGCAGAATCGCAGCCGGACGGCATCATCGGTATCGGCACATGGCGAGACTTCATCGTCTGCTTTGGTTCATCGACGATTGAATATTTCTCCCTGACGGGTGCAACCACCGTTGGTGCTGCTTTGTATGTCGCACAGCCATCTCTTATGGTGCAGAAAGGCATTGCCGGAACTTACTGCAAAACGCCATTCGCTGATTCTTATGCGTTCATCAGCAATCCGGCAACAGGTGCGCCGTCTGTATACATCATCGTCTCCGGTCAGGTATCACCAATCGCCAGCGCGAGCATTGAGAAAATTCTTCGCTCCTACACTGCTGATGAACTGGCTGATGGCGTGATGGAATCGTTGCGCTTTGATGCGCATGAGTTGCTGATTATCCACCTTCCTCGCCATGTTCTCGTGTACGACGCATCTTCAAGCGCCAATGGTCCGCAATGGTGTGTACTGAAAACAGGCTTGTATGACGATGTGTACCGCGCTATCGACTTCATTTACGAAGGAAATCAGATAACGTGCGGCGATAAGCTGGAATCGGTGACCGGGAAATTGCAGTTCGATATCAGCAGCCAGTATGGGCTTCAACAGGAACACCTGCTGTTTACTCCGTTGTTCAAAGCGGATAACGCCAGAGTGTTCGATCTTGAGGTTGAATCGTCAACTGGCGTTGCGCAGTACGCCGACCGCCTGTTCCTCTCTGCAACCACTGACGGCATAAATTACGGACGTGAGCAGATGATTGAACAGAATGAACCGTTCGTTTACGACAAACGTGTTTTGTGGAAGCGAGTCGGGCGCATCAGGAAAAATGTCGGCTTCAAATTGCGCGTTATCACGAAGTCACCTGTCACTCTGTCAGGCTGCCAGATAAGGATTGAGTAATGGCTGATTCGAATCTCAATGTGCCGGTAATCATTCAGGCTACACGGCTCGACACATCAGTCCTTCCACGCAATATCTTCTCGCAGTCGTATCTGCTTTACGTTATCGCACAGGGTACTGATGTTGGTAACGTGGCTAACAAGGCCAACGAGGCCGGACAGGGCGCTTATGATGCACAAGTCAGGAACGATGAGCAGGATGTGATTCTCGCTGACCATGAGCAGCGAATTTCTGCTGCGGAAGCAACGCTTGTTAATCATGAGGAGCGAATCAGCCAGGCAGAATCAACTCTTCAGGAACATGAAACACGAATCACTCAGAATGAAAGCGATATTGCGTCGCTTGATACCAGAGTTCAGTCGCTGGAGTCGCAGGTTTCAGACCATGAAACGCGCATTGATGCTCTGGAGTATGCAACCACACGCAAGAAGTCAGAGGTTGTTTACTCTGGTGTATCTGTAACCATCCCGACAGCGCCGACCAACCTTGTTAGCCTGCTGAAAACGCTCACGCCGTCATCCGGCTCGTTGGCACCATTCTTCGACACCGTTAACAACAAGATGGTTGTGTTCAACGAGAACAAAACCTTGTTCTTCAAGTTGTCGATTGTCGGCACGTGGCCCAGCGGAACCGCCAACAGGTCAATGCAGCTAACCTTTTCCGGCTCTGTCCCTGACACGCTGGTAAGCAGTCGTAATGCGGCGACAACGACCGATAACATCATGTTAGCTACGTTCTTCAGTGTGGATAAAGACGGCTTTCTTGCCACAAATGGCAGCACGTTAACCATTCAGTCGAATGGTGCGGCGTTTACTGCCACAACCATCAAAATCATTGCGGAGCAGTGATGGAAATAAAGCTCATCGATAATCCGGTGAAGCTTGCAGAATTCCTCAACAACCCAGCAAATACGGGAAATATCGTAGATAGTGGAGACAAATACTACATCAAGCCTGATGCGGTATACCTCGGCATCTACGAAGGACTGATGCTAGTCGGAGTGCATGAAGTGCGTAACTTCTGGCATAGCGTTGTTGAATGCCATGCGGTGTATGACCCAGGATTCCGTGGAGAATATGCACTGCAAGGGCATCGATTATTCTGCAAATGGCTTCTCGAAAACTCACCATTCCTTAACAGCATCACCATGGTTCCTGACACCACGAAATACGGACGGGCAATTATCCGTTTGCTTGGCGCTACCCGTGTTGGTCACCTTGATGATGCTTATACCAGCAGTGGAAAGCCTGTAGGCATCACGATTTATCAGTTACCGCGCTCAAAATACGAGGAGTTAACGAATGTTAATTTTCCAGATTGCCAATAAGCACCTCAGCAAAACTGTTTACTGCAAAGGTGGCAGTGATGGCGGTTCAAAGGCCCAGGCACGCGCAACTGAAAAGGGCATCGAATTGCAGCGCGAAATGTGGCAAACGAACATGCAAAACCTTGCACCGTTCACGCCACTTGCTCAGCAGTACGTATCACAGTTGCAGAATCTTTCCTCTCTTCAGGGGCAAGGTCAGGCGCTTAACCAGTATTACAACTCCCAGCAGTACAAAGACCTTGCTGGACAGGCGCGTTACCAGAGTCTGGCAGCAGCAGAGGCAACTGGTGGATTAGGCTCTACAGCAACAGGAAACCAGTTGGCAGCAATCGCACCTACACTCGGTCAAAACTGGCTGTCAGGTCAGATGAACAACTACAACAATCTGGCAAATATCGGCCTTGGTGCTCTTACAGGTCAGGCAAATGCCGGACAGAACTACGCTAACAACGTCAGCCAATTGTATCAACAGCAGGCGGCAGCATCTGCGGCTAATGCTAACCGACCATCAGGACTGCAATCAGCCTTGGGAGGTGCCATGAGCGGTGCGGCATCAGGGGCGATGATTGGCTCTGTGGTGCCAGGAATAGGTACGGCTGTTGGCGCTATTGGTGGCGGCATTATCGGTGGTCTTGGATCATTATTTTAAGGTGGGAATATGGCTACTTGGCAACAAGGAATCAACTCAGGCGGTTTTCTTGCTGGTATCGGTGGGCAAAACTCAAATGCGCCAAAGGCAAGTGATGTAAGTGAGGCGTTGGCCTATATTCGCCAGAACAACGAAATGGAGCGTTCAGGTCGCAATAACATCGGCCTTCAGGCGTTGCAGGGACTGGGTAGTGTCGCTCAAACATATCAAGCCGCAAAGCAACAGGAAGCGGATGCTGCATTCCAAAAAGAATATGCGGCAGCCATCCAGTCAGGTGATCGGCAGCAGGTTCGAGATCTGATGACCAAATATCCTGGTCAATTAGAGAAGATTCAGTCTGGTATGAAGTGGGCAGACGAAGACCAGCGCAATTCTATTGGCACCTTAGCGGCTGGCGCACGCCTTGCGTCATCGTCTCCAGAAGCAATGCAATCATGGCTGCAAAACAACGCCGGTGAGTTAGCTCGTGTTGGCGTTAATCCTCAGGACGTCGCTCAGATGTACCAACAGAACCCGCGGCAGTTCGGCGAATTTGTCGATCACCTGGGGATGAACAGTCTCGGACCCGAAAAATACTTTGACCTACAGGATAAAATGCAGGGTCGCCAGGTTACCATGCGCGGTCAGGATCTGGATTCGCAAACCGCCGCTCGGAATCAGGCAATCACAATGCGCGGGCAAGATATCCAGGCGAATTTAGGTCAGCAGCGCATTAATCTGGACGCAGAAACAAACCGCATTAACAACGAAAATAAGCGCCTTGACCGGATGCTATCAGCAGAAACTAACGACCTGAAGCGCCAGGAAATACAGAGCCGCATAGCAGCCAACAACCAGCAGTTGCAGCAGAAGCAGCAAGCGCTAAATGATGGCTACAAAGACGGCATCAACACCCTCACAACCAGCATGTTCACTCTGAACGATATCGTTAGTTCTCCTTCACTTAAGAGCATTACAGGCTTACGTGGAGTAATCCCCAACGTTCCAGGCTCACAGGCTGCAGACACTCAGGCACGACTTGATACCTTTAAATCCCAAGCATACCTGACAGCGGTTCAGGCCATGCGAGGCATGGGCGCACTTTCTGATGCCGAGGGAAAAAAGCTCGACCAGGCTGTTGGTTCGCTGCAGAACTCGCAGAGCGAGGAGTCCTTTCGTCGCAACGCTGGCGTCATCCTGAACACGCTCAACCAGAAGCGTAATGAGGCGGTTGGTAAGTACGTTCAGCAAAACGGTATCAAGCGAGTGGAAGCGCCTCAGGCTTCTATAGATTACCTGAAGCAACACCCCGAGCTGTCAATCGACTTCATTAATCGCTACGGATATCTTCCATCTTTGGGGCAGTAAATGGCTAATTACCGTGATTTGTTAGAGCAGGCTGGCGCACGTTACGGTGTGCCAGAAGGGTTGATGACTGCACTGGGTGCCAAGGAGTCTTCTTACAACCCTGCCGCAGTAAGCTCCGCCGGGGCTGTAGGATTGACTCAGGTCATGCCTGGGACATGGCGTGATATGGGTTATACCGATGAGCAAATGCAAAACCCCGAATATCAGGCTGACGCTGGCGCGCGCTATCTGGCAAAGATGTACCAGCAGTTTGGTAACTGGCGTGACGCTCTTCAGGCTTATCACGACGGTCCCGGCAACGTTATGAAGGCAAAGCGTGGTGAATATACGCCAGGACCTGAAGGCCGCGGTTACGTTGATGATCGCTTTGCTCAATGGGCGGGTGACCCGGTGACAGACTCAACAGTCGAACAGCGCGCCACCTCTGCAAAGGTACATCCTCAGCAAGACCCTAACAACCCGTTTGCACAACTGGAAGCACAGTCATCCGAACAAGTATCGGCATCAGGCGTGCAGTCAGACCCAAATAATCCATTTGCTCAGATTGAGCAGCAGGCAGCCAGTCAGCAGCCACCTCAACCCGTAAGTTCTGTCGCACCGAAACCTGTTCAGCAGCAAGGCGGAATAATGTCTGACCTTGGTAATGGACTTGCTGAAACCGGGCGCGGCTTACTACAGGCAGGAATCAACGTAGCGAACATACCTGCTGAACTCACTGATGCTGTAACAAGCGCGGCGGCTTGGGCTGGCGGTAAACTCGGCATTGGCGATGGTACATATCAACCAGCACCACGAGTAACAACGCAGGGATTAGAGCAGGACTTTGGCCTTCAGCAAGGCGCGCTGACTCCACAAACGACAGAGGGAAGGGTATTTGCTGAAGCATTGCCTTACCTCACTCCTGCTGGCGTTGAGAGAGCGGCAGCACAGGCACCAACACTTGCTGGTCGAATTGCTCAGGTGGCAACTCGCCTTCTCGCAGAAAACGCAGTTGGATCACTTGCTGCAAACAGTGCGAAAGATGATGCGGAAGCACTCGCCACCGATTTAGGCGTTGGTGTGCTGGCTGGCGGTGCTATTAACGCTGCCGGACGTGGATTAGGTGCTGCTTATCGTGGTGTTCGTGGTTCGATAGCACCAGAAGCGCAACAGGCTATCAGATTTGCAGAACGTGAAGGAGTTCCTCTGCACACCACAGACCTGTTACAACCCATTTCCCGCGTCGGAAAAATGGCGCAGACGACAGCGGAAAATATCCCCCTGGCTGGCACAAGCGGAATGAGAGCAACGCAACAGGAAGCGAGAAGCCAGTTGGTGCAGAGATTTGCTGATAAATTCGGTGAGTATGATCCAGCTGTTGTTATTGACAGCCTTAAAGCGAAAACATCAGGAATTCGTCGTGCTGCAGGGAACCGTCTTGAGCAGGTTCAGAATGCTATGGCGGGAATAAACATTCAGCCTGCAAGAGCAATTCAGCAGATTGATACAGAAATATCTAACCTGCAGAAGCTTGGTAAGGTTGCTGATAACGAGACTATTTCAAAACTTCAGTCCTATCGTGATGAGCTTGTTCGCAATGCTGGTCCTGATGGTCCGGTAAATCTGGATTTGAAGCAATTAAGCGATCTGCGCAGCCAGTTCAGAATGGACGTGAAGGGGGAGCGACCAGTGTTACCAAACCGTTCCGATGCTGCCATTCAGCGCGTTTACAAGGCAATGACCGACGATATCAATGGTGCCATTGGTCAGAATCTTGGCAACGATACTCTCCGTAAATATCAGCAGGCCAATGCCGTCTACGCTGACGAAGCGGCGAAACTAAAGAATACCAGGCTGAAGAATGTTCTCATGAAAGGCGACCTGACGCCGGAAGTTGTCAACAACATGCTATTCAGCAAGAACAAATCGGAAATTAAGACGCTGTATAACTCAGTTGGTCGTGTTGGCAGGGCGCAAATGCGCAATGGCATCATTGGAAAGGCGATGGAGAAATCAGGTGGTTCCCCTGACCAGTTCCTTCGACAGCTTAACATCCTGCAAAACCAGACTGGCATCACATTTAAAGGTCAGGAAGCCGCTTATCTGAAAGGATTGAAAAACTACCTGCAATCCACGCAGCAGGCTGCAAAAGCGGCAGTAACAACACCAACAGGGCAGCAAACCATCCCGTTCATTATCGGATATGGGACAGCAATGAACCCTGCGACAACTGGCGCAGCGGTAAGCTACGGACTTCTTACTCGCGCATATGAGAGCGAGCCATTCAGAAATGCAATGCTCCGAATGGCAAACACCCCACGCGGATCAACAGCCTTTGAGAAAGCCATGCAGCAGGCACAAAAGGCCATTAACGCCCTGACTCAGGGGGCTAAGTCTGATGCGCTGTCAGAATAACTTCGCAAACACCAGGAACGTGCAAAAACCAAATATGTAGAACGCAATATTCAGCATATCTCTGTGCATAAATCCTCCGTAACGGATGGTTATCTGCTGTCTTTTTTATATAGCTTCTTGAGCGTATCAAAGACAATTTTCTTAACCATATCAGATTGTTGTTCTGCCATACGCTCTGCATCGTCAATGTAAACTGATGCAGAGCTTTGTTTATCCAATGATTCCTCAATCGCTGCAATTATCTCTGAGTTCAGCGACCTGTTATTCATCTTCGCACGCTGCTTAATTTTCGCGTGGAGTTCATGCGGAAGTCTCAAGTGAAACTGCGCCTCGTCGTATTTGCTGTACATCCTTGATGCCTCACCAGTTGGGTGGAATGGCATCGTAACCTACTGGATAAATACTCAATAGTACCATTTCGGTATGCAATCACATCATGGTTGCATCATATCATTCGTCTGGAGCAATGAAATGTCAGATATCACCGCAAATGTTGTGGTCAGCATGCCTTCGCAACTCTTCACTATGGCTCGTTCTTTTAAAGCCGTAGCCAATGGCAAAATTTATATCGGTAAAATTGACACTGACCCGGTAAATCCTGAAAACCAGATTCAGGTTTATGTAGAGAACGAAGACGGCTCTCACGTTCCTGTTTCTCAACCAATCATCATTAACGCTGCTGGTTACCCAGTATATAACGGACAGATTGCCAAGTTTGTAACCGTGCAAGGCCATTCTATGGCTGTTTATGATGCGTATGGTGCACAGCAGTTTTATTTTCCTAATGTGCTGAAGTATGACCCTGATCAGTTTGGTCCAGACTTCAAAGAGCAGTTATCTCAATCAGGGGAATACATTAATGATGATTCAAAAGGTGATGCATTAATTGGCGTAAGACAGCCCGTTGCCGGGTCGGTAGCTATCACACAGCATGATAAAAACGCACAAATAATCAACTTAAAAGATTTTGGTGCTAAGTGCGATGGTGTAACTGATGACACAGTGGCAATTCAGGCTGCTGTAGCTGCTGCGCATACTGGTGTCCGTATAGTTCAACCTGCAGGGGTTTGCCTTACATCTCAGCCGTTGTCATTCACTAGTCCTGCATTTTGGTATGGAGATGATGGCGCTCGCATTAAGCTCATTAGTGGCAGTCATGACTATGTTATGGAAATTGATCTTCGCGGGCCTAGTGGTTCGTTCTGGGGTTATGGGTCACATATTGAAAACATTATCTTTGATGGTGGTGGTCACGCAAAAGATGGCCTTTCATTGCGTGGTGTTATCGGAGGTATATTCAAAAATATTCGTGGGACAAATATATCAAGGACCGCTATTCATGAATGGTGGACCCAACTTTGCCACTATGAAAATATTCAATGCAGTAATAATATTGAAGCATTCCAAACAACCCCTGTTCACGGAATCTTATCTGATTGTGAGTTTGGAACTGGTAATGATCGTGGGTCTTCTGCAAATACTTACATGAATACCACTATTGAACATACCTCTGGTAGTGGGATTTGTGGGGTGTTTATGTCTAATTGTACATTTATAAATGGCACATCAGAAGGTAACGATATTGGCATTGAGTTTGGTCACGCTACTGATGATAGAAACCAATCAGTTGGGAATTCAGTTATTGGCATGGATCTTGAAGTTAATTCTTTAACTGATGTGTTATTACATAAAACAACATATGCAAATGACTTTATTGGTCTAAAAGCTGGTTATTCATCTCCAGCCATTCAGGTGCAAGGCTCATATGCTAATAGCTTTATTGGTGGAGTAAGCAGTGGTATAGATTTTGACTCATCATCGCATGATAATAAAGTAATAGGTATGAATCTTTTAGGCAACGATTCTATCATCGTAGATAACGGGTTAAGAAATTCATATGAGAATATTTTCAATATTTCATCTGGAGCTAAAAAAGAAAGCACTAACCCTTATCCATCGCGTAGCAACAATATAATTTCATCAAATGGTACTGTGCAAATTAACCCATTTTTATCATCATACTGTGTTGTGTCGGCTACTGGTTCACCAATTAATGTTACGTCTGTAGCAAAAAAATTAGACGGTGCGACTATTGATATGACTATTCATAACATTTCTGGATCTGATGAATTAATAGTAAACTGGTCTTCTGACTTCAGAGTTTCTGGATGGACAAGCCCGGCAGCAGGGCGCCACCGGTCTATAAGATTTGCTTATGATGCAAACTACGGATACTGGACTGCTATATCTATGAGTCAGTCAGATATTCTGAACTAAGATTTATGCTGTGGGGGGGGGATTATTCCCCCTGTTTTACTTTCCTCATATCCACCAGTTTACCAGGGATGCTCATAAATATCTTATTTCTAATCTTGTTAGTAAGTATCACTTCAATATATTTATGCGAAAGAAATGCAATAAAAATTGATAAAATTAGTAAAATAGTGAACCCGTATACATTGTGCATCACACCTGGATTATTAGCCTCAACCTGCCATGAAATGTAACTACCTACCTGGTTATGAAGCAGATACCATGAGAAGGAAATATCACCAAGCATTACAAAAAATGATGGTGTAATTTTTGTTATAACTTCATCATTTATTACGAACGCCACTAAGAGGAAGTATGCAATGATGCCTGTCTTTAAATTATAACCTTCAATAGAACCATTGAAGACTGCAGTCATAAAAATTAATGCCGATATAGCAGTGAATGAGTATTTTAATCTATTGCTCCATGATTTTGCTGAACGAACTGTGTGCCCAGCAAGGATGCCTAAAGCAAATTCAATTACTATCGGATTTGTTAAAAAGCTAAGTTCTGGAGTACCAGTTTTATAACCTGAAGTGGATAATGTTACATTTCCAGTCAACATATATCCTACAAGGATAGTTGTCATTATCCATACGACTATGCCAGAGGTTCTTTTATTGAATAATAAACAAAGTGCGAATACAAGATAGAAGTATAATTCATAGTTAAGCGTCCATCTAATAACAAATATACCACCAGCATCAACATACAAAGGAGGGTACGCATCCGTAAAAGGAGAGAATGTTAAAGCACTCAGTAAATTTTCCACCTTAGCTTGGTCAACGAAGATTCCAACTTCCCATGTAAAGTAGAAAGCTGTAAAGAGAGCAATAAAATATGTAGGAAAAATCCTTGTGAGTCTTTCTACGGAAAAGAATATAGCAGACTTTATACCAGATGGCTTACGGCTAGTGATATGCATCATAATAAAACCACTTATTACGAAGAACAAATCAACACCAGCAGAACCCCAAGATAAATATTTATTAGGGATAGTTAAATCTCCATACAATGGTGATAACCAAAATCTGTAGTGAAAAAGAACTACAGACAATGCAGCTAATCCTCTAAGTATCTGTACTGAGCTAAGTTTATTGTTCATTATTAAACCGATCACTTTCTGTAAATGTCATTCACATGATTATGCGATAAAATCCATAGTAATCCATTATAAATTTTTCCTATATGAAACATAAGAAAAATTCACTGAGTTGTTGAATTGATACATCTCATCTTTCAACGACAATGTCTACAAAACACACAAAGCTTTGCACTGGATTGCAATGATTTGTGTCATTCGATAGTTAATGTGGATCACTCCACCTTTTCATCAAGCCAGTCCGCCCACCATTGCATCATTTCTCTGCGCTTATCGAGATACTGAGCATGGTTGTAAATTCCACGTACAGATCCGCCGTTGGCATGCGCCAGTTGCACTTCAATAGCGTCAGCAGGCCATTCGTGCTCGTTCATAATCGTGCTGAATTCATGCCTGAATCCGTGACCGCTTTCCAGACCCTCATAGCCGATTCGTTTGATCACAAGCAGTACAGCGTTCTCGCAAATTGGCTTCTTCTTATCGTTGCGCCCGGCAAAAACAAACTCTGATACTGGTTTAGTGATTGAGCTTAGCGTAGTGAGAAGTTCAACCACCTGGTCTGACATCGGGACCACATGAATTTTGCGTCCCTTCATCACACTGGCGTCGATAGTGATAATCCTGTTTTCAAAATCGACGTTCTTCCATTGCATGGAGCGAAGCTCTTTTGTTCTGAGGGCTGTGTAGCGTAAAACCTTGGTGGCAATGAGCGATACGATACTTCCTGAAAATGTTGCCAGTGCTTTGTTGAATGCCGGGATCTGGTCTGCAGGTAAAAACGGGAAGTTCTTCTTGCGGTATCCTTTCATGGCGTCTGCAAGGTCAGGTGCCGGGTTATATTTAGCCCTTCCGGTGACAATAGCGTAACGGAAAACCTCGCCGCATCTTCTGCGTGCTTTGTTTGCTCGCTCCATTGCGCCGCGATCTTCAAATCTGCGGATTACTTCCAACAGTTGCATCGGCTCAATATCCTGAATTTCAAGGCCGCCGATGATGGGTAAAATGTCGTCATCAAACATTTTTGCAAGTTCATTTGCATAGCCTACTGACCAGACTTGCTTCTTGTGCTCGTACCATTCCTTGTAAATGGCGCTAAAGGAGTTGTTGTTAGACGAAGCCTTTTTCGCTTTTACCGGATCGATGCCAACCGAGATGTCTTTCCTCGCAGCCCATGCTTTATCCCTTGCCTCCTGCAAAGTCATAAGCGGATATTTTCCTACGGTCAGTATTTTTTCCTTACCGTCAATCTTGTAGCGAAGCTGCCATACCTTTTTCCCGGATACAGGGACATAAAGGTACAGGCCATTACCATCGAGAAGGCGGTATGGTTTTTCTTTCGGCTTTGCTGCTTCAATCTGCTTAACGGTGAGCAT